ACTGATATGGAATCTTATTTTGAAGCTTTAGATAATCATCCAACATTAAGTAGAGATACTACAATAGATTTAATGGATTCTAATCAAATGCATAAATTATTAAAATTTATAACTAAACATGAAATGGGTGTTGATTATTTTAATGAAAAATTTGGTATTAATAATCCTTATGTAGATGCAGTTATATTTAGAGGAATTGATGAAGCTATTAATTCATATAATGGTGAATTAGGCAAATTATAATGTCAGTATTTTTTCCTAGACCTTGGACAAATGAAGGTAGTAAACAAATTGAACCTGTAAAATTTGATTGGTGGAAAGATTTTAAAGGTGGGTTTAATACAGAAAATTTACCAGCAATGGTTTATCAACATATGATTGATAATTCAGATTTTGTACCTGAAGATAATTATATTCCATCTCAAGATTCCCAATTAAAAGGTTATGAAGATTTTATGCATTTATTTTACTTTAGTAAAAGTAGTCAAGAAACATCTTCTATAATTGAAAAATATAAAAAACATCAAGATTTAAATTATGCTTCACCATGGCATTATATAGGTAAAGTAACAGGTGCTGTATTAGATCCATCAAGTGCTTTATTTTTTACTAAAGCAGGTTCTGTAGGTAAAATGGTAGGTTCTGCAATGTTAGCAGAAGAATTAGTTAAACAAAATTTAGATCCAATGAGAGATGATAGTTATGTACCTTTTGTAGCAGCATATGGTTATACTATTCCTTTTTTATTAAATAAATTAACTGCTGTTCCTAATTTAAAAACACAACAAAAAATTAAAGCATATGATGAACAATGGATTAGCAATACATCTTCTAAAACTTCTATTAAAGAAAGTGATATAGCTATAGATGGTACTTTTGTTAATCCTAATAAAACAGATCCATCTCCTAGTACAGTAGGAGCTGCGGAAACAACTACAACTTCTAAAAAATTTACAGCTAAAGAACAAATGACAGGTGAAAAATTTGTCAAATCTAATTTAAGTATATTTGGAGAAGAAGGCCCATGGACTCCTGTGTTTAGAGTTATAAAACAAAATACTTCTTTAACAGCAAGAAAAATAATGGGAGATTTATTAGATACTCCGTTACTTAAATTAAAAAATACTAAAGCATGGGGATTTAATGCAACAGGCAAATCAATAGAAACTGATATGCGTATGATGAGAGTAGGTGAAATAGAATCTCATAAAATGATTAAAGACGAATATTTAAAATATGTTCAAAGACAACAATTAGAAACAGGATCTTCTGTACCTAAAACTGATTTTATGATGATGTTTAAAAACAGAGGTAAAGATGCTCAATCTCAAGGATGGTTAAATCAAACACAATTTGCAAAAGAAATAACTATTGCAAGACTTAACAGTTTTGATCATGCAATACCTGAAGTAGCTGAAGCTGCTCGAATAACTCAAAAGAAAGTTTATGAACCTTTATTTAAAGAAGCTAACTTACTTAAAATTAGAGAATTACCAGTTGAATCCGAATTAAAATTTTGGCAAGACACATTAAAAGATATTAGAAAAAAAGGTTTAGGTGCTAGAACTTTTAAATCTAAATACGGAGATCCTGATGAAGTTTATTCTATTTCAAGAATAGAATCTACAATTGATAAATTAACTAAAAGATTAGAAAGAATAAAAAAAGGTAAAGGAGTTAAAGATTATATTAATATTGTTTATATTAAAAATGCTATTGATAAAAATAAAGATCATTTTAGAGGTATCATAGAAAGATTTTATCAAAGACAAGGTATTCAAATTAACAAAGCTGATTTAGATCAATTAGTTAAAGATTTATCAAATCACTTTCCTTTTGTTAAACCAAGAAAAGGAGATTACGATGTTAATCAAAGATATGTATTTAAAGATCCAAGATACGCAAGAGCTAATAGAGCTAGAGAATTAAATTTAGATAAACAAGCTCAATTAGAATTAATAGAAGCAGGTATGATTATGTCTGACATATTTGCTTTACAAAAAATATACGCAAGACAAATGATACCTGACATTTTACTTACAAGAAAATACGGAGATCCTAATGGTTTAGGTTATAGATTTATTGATGAAGGTGAAATGGCTGGATTTAATCCTGGTCTTATGAGTGTTGCAAATGAATTTAATTTAAAAATGGCAAACATTAAAGTTGGCCCTAAAGGAAATTTTAAAAAATTTATAGGAAAAGATTTAGAAAAACATTTAAAAGAATTAAAAGCTAAAAGAAAAGCAGAACTCCTTAAAGAAAGAGATCAAGTATTAGGTGATCTTGAAGCAGGTATAGAACTTATTAAAGGAACATATGGTTTACCTGCCAATCCTCATGCATGGACTTCGGTAGCAATGAGAACAATGAAACATTACAACGCATTAACTATGCTTACAGGATTTATGGCAGCCATTCCTGATATAGCTCGTATTACTATGACTTCTGGAGTTAAAAGAGGTTTTAGAACTCAGTTTGAAATGTTTGGAGATTTTCTTAACGATGGAAAATTATTTAAAATGGGTAAAAAAGAAGCTCAATCTTTTGGTGAAGCAGTTGATATGGTTACAGGTCAAAGAGCTATGCTATTTGCAGATGTAGGAGATATGTTTGGTTTAGCAAATAAATTTGAAGGTGGCATGGGTAAATTATCAGCAGTAAACTTTATGTATATTAACCTTATGTCAAGATGGACAGAAATGGCTAAGTCTATGGCTTCTGTCACTATTGGTTCTAGAATTTTAGAAGATTCAATTGCTTGGGGTAAAGGTGGTTTATCAGATAAATGGAAAACAGCATTATCATCTTCAGGTATTGATAAAGATATGGCTAGAAGAATAGCTGTTCAATTTGAACAGTATGGTGAAAAAACAAAACATAATTTCATGGCTAATACTTCTCAATGGAAAGATGCTCAAGCTATTGATGCTTTTGGTGCAGCTCTTAATAAAGATATTAATATTACAATTGTTACTCCAGGTTTAGGAGATACTCCTAAATGGATGAGTACTGAATTAGGTTCTACTTTTGCTCAATTTAAAAAATTTGCAATGTCATCAACTCAAAGAATGTTGATGAGAGGTATGCAAGAAAAAGATTTAGATTTTTTATTTGGTGCAATGTTATTAATGGGATCAGGTATGTTAATTGATGGAGTATATCATAAATTTAGATTTAATAGAGATTATTCTAAATTATCATTAACTCAAAAATTACTTAATGCGTTTGATAGATCAGGATTAGCTGGAATATATACAGATGTAAATAAAGCTATAGAAACTTTATCAGATAATAGAATTGGTATATCTCCTATGTTAGGAGAAAAAAGACCATACGGATCTTCTGGAAGATGGAAAGCAGGAACTATGTTTGGCCCAACTGGAGGTCAAATTTATAATATTGCCGACATATTATTTGATGTTGGAGGAAACAAATATAACCATCACACAGCTAAGAATGTGCGTAGATTGATACCGTTTCAGAATGTATGGTATCTCGATTGGTTGTTTGACGACATTCAAAAAGGATTAAATTAATGGCTATTACTATATCTGATACAGAACCTAGGGTTCAATATACAGCTTCAAGTGGACAGACTGCTTTTTCTGTTCCCTTTGAATTTTTTACAACAGCAGATATTAAAGTTTATAATGGTACTTCATTATTAACATATAATGCATCACCATCATCAGCTTCGCAGTATTCGGTAACAGGAGCAGGAGTTTCTGGCGGTGGAGCAATTGCATTGGGGGTGGGGCTACTCTTAATGATGTAATTACAATTTATAGAGATTTAGGAATAGCTAGATCAACAGACTTTCCAACTTCAGGTGCTTTTCAAATAGATTCATTAAATACTGAACTAGATAAAATTATTGCTATGATTCAGCAAGTAGAAAGAGATTTAAAATTCTCTCCTAAAGCTGCAGCTACAACGTCAAACACATACAATCTTACCTTACCAAATCTTGTAGCAAATAAAATTCTTTCCGTTAATTCTTCAGGAACAGCTTTAGAGTTTGACCAATCAATAACTGATGTTGCAACTGTAGCTGGGATTGCTGCTAATATTTCAACAGTTAGCGGTATAGCTAGTAATGTTACTGCTGTTGCAGGTAATGCAACAAATATAAATGCGGTAGCAGCAGATGCTTCTGATATAGGAGCTGTAGCTGGAAAAGCAACTGAAATTGGAAGACTTGGTACTGCAGATGCGGTAGCAGATATGGCATTACTTGGAACAAGTGCTTGTGTAGCTGATATGGCTTTACTTGCTACAACAGATTGTATAGCTGACATGGCTTTACTTGCAAGTTCAGATATTATTTCTGACAT